GACCGCTCCAGGTAATGCAGTAAAATCCTTTAAATAAACTCCATTTATAACTGGCATATCTTTTAATTTACAAATACATATCTATCATTTCCATTATCAACGTAAGCGCCAACATTTTGCGCCCATACATAGTAAATTGTTTCGGAATCTACTATTGCACCATACCCTGTAATTACGCCTGTAAATTTAACAAAATCTTCGGTACTTCCATTGATCTCTATGTTCTCTAAAAATCCTTGACCTGCATCGCCCTCATTAGTATCTAGATTAACCATTGACCAAGCTATGATCTTTCTAGATCTACCTAAATCTTTTAATTCATCCCATCCAATGATAGCCTGATCTGTGGAATAAACCGCCTCAAAGCTAATTGAATAAGAATGCAATTGCCCCAATTGTTTTTGGCCCATGTTCTGGGTACTCTTGCAAGTCTTAATAAAACTAATAGATTCACTCAAGCCATTGCTCAACAAGCATCCAACAGGCATATCATTTATGTAAAGCATTAACTCGGTCATGATGTTGTTCCTTTTACTGTTACTCTAGTAGTTTTGCCATAATCTGGCACAAGTGTATAATCTAAAGCTATCTCCTGATTAGTTATCCTTCCTAAAACTGCCTTGCAAATATTCTGCTGGAGATCATAGTTCAAACTTAAATTCATAAAATAACCATCAATTAAATTGATTGACCACCTAGTCACCGGGTTAAAATATCCAAATATTGATCCTTCAAATCTAACAAACGGACCGGCATACAAGCGCTGAGTTTCCTCAACTGCAATCCTTAAAAATTGTTTATCAACCTCGTAAGGCTCTGCAAGTATAGATTCGCTCAAACCTCTTCTATTCCACTTTGTAGTTAATGTAGTTTCATCTGGGCCAAAGATAGCACCTAAGTAATCATTTGATGGACTATCCCCATTAAATACATCAATGGTTTTAGGAACGTAAGTAAATTTTCCTCTTTGTGTTGCAGTATGTATTTCTCCAACTTGACTGCTTGGATCTGTAAATATCCCAGCTGAAATTTTGGTATAAACAATGTCACGAATAGTTCCGGTAGGTGCTAATATTCTAAAGGTTACGTTTCCGCCTGTTGGAACTGGAGCAGTATTAACAGTTAGCGTACCTCCATCACCAACATCTGAACGAACTTGGTAGTAGCTTAATCCCGGCAAAGGAATCATCCATGTTAAATCCGCTTGAAGATACCAAATACTTACTCCATCATCTAAACTAATCACAAAGTTCATATCAGTAGCAAACAACGGATCAGGATTTTTGTAAACAATTGTAAAACGTAATCTATCAGTTGCAGTTACTGTTCTGCTCACCGGGATGAGATTATCATTTTCGTAATAGTCCGTTAAAATCGGAGAGGTATCACCTTGGTTGTAAAATATTACACCGCCGCCTGGATATAGACCAGCGTACATCGTGCCAGTCTTACTATATCCCGGAATAGTTACATCATCACAAGGCCCGATAGGATCACCTCCGCAACCTTGATAAGCACCTTCTAAATTAGGATTAGCAAGTTCCTCATCAAGATTTGCAGAACTTGCGCCAAATTTATAAGACATTGATGCATTTTTGTAAGGCTTATCAATCATTTTCATTTGATCCGTATTGATATGAAAGTAAGGTGCTAAAAGTACACCCTCGCTTTCGCCTCCTAAAGTAGCATCTAAATCAACTGTGACAGTAGGCTGATCATAAACTCTTTGCCCATCTAAATATTTTCTAAAAGCTAAATTACCATTTAAGGCTAATTCAGTTGGTCTATAAATATACCATTGACCGCCACTTTGTATCATTACCGCAGTCCATTCCTCTAGAATTGACCTTAAAACTTCCTCGCAGTTCATTGGCGTAAACTGGTCATCCTTTAAATACCTTTCAGCATTAACAAACCCCTGAGCCAACGGATCGTAGGAATCGCCCTCGGTCATTGTTACATCGTAAATGTTTACGCAAGTATTTAAAATCAAACTAGGCGATTCTAATCTAATTAAACAGGCGTTTATAACCTCTATAAAACTTTGTTTGCCTAAATAAAAGTCTCCGCTATTTTGAACATAAGATAAATTTTTTAGCAACCCTAAACCATCAACTGCATTGACAGATATTGCATAAGGTGCAAATGTGAATGCTTCCAAACATCCATCTGGAATAATAAATCCTGACCAAATTAAAGTTGAATTTCTGTAAATCTCGACTAAAAACTCGCGCTCATTCTCAGTATATAAATCCTCTAATTCAAAATCCTCAGATGCTATTAAATTCAAAGTACATTCAGATCCTATGATAGGCTCTAATTTATTACTAGATGTATTTTGATAGTCAATTTGAATTGGATTTTGTTGAGCCAAAATTTCCATTGCGCTACCTCCGTAATTCAACTGCGATATATTGCAAGTGTAATCATCCGGAGTACCATCAATTATTCTAGTATCTCTGTCCGCGTAAAAAGTAAAATAATATTTAAGGTTATATGCCATTATGGTCCGTATCTTGTAAGTTTAGCACCTGCTCTATTTAATACACCTATTAGATTTGCTCCCGAAATCTCAAATACAACTGCGCCACCGCCAAAATCCTGAGCAGAACCTGCTGCGCTTGTACTGATAGCTGCGCTTCCTTGTGGCATAGGTACTGAAGCTCCAGCGCTTGAGCCTTTACTTCCACCACCTCCGCTACCTTTACTTGCAAGTGAGCCTATTGCACCACCTGCTGCTTTTAATGCAATACCTGCGGCAATAGCTGCCAATCCTGCACCAATAGCAACTGGGCCTCCTGTTAGAATTGCTATATCTAACTTTCCTTTTAAAACTGCTAAAGTTCCATATTTAATTAATAAAGAACCCATTTCAGATAAAAACCCAGCCAATCCTTGCAAAATAGTATTTCCAACTGCTTTTAATACATTTCCACCAGTTGCTAAAGATTCTCCAATTGCAGTACCAAGATTATTGAATGTATTTATTATGCTATTTTGAATAATATCATTTGCAGCTGCATTAAACTCTATTAATGCTTGATTAACTACTTTTAATTTTTCTTTTATTCCAGGAAAAGGAACTAATGGAGTTTTATTTAATTGTGCCTCAGTTTTTCTATACTTTTCTAAAAATAAATCTAATTCATTTATACTTGGCTGCGCAGTAAATTGAGGATCCCTAGTAACTTTTGTTGTTTTTGCTTTTTTTGCTTTACCAAAATTTGCACCAGCTGGTTTATTTAATTCTTTTTGAAATTGTTTTCTACCATCTTGCAATGCTCTAATACCATCTTGATAAATAGATTGAAATGCTGCTGCAACTTGCTTATCGCCTCCGCCCTTTGATTGTAGTAATTTATCACCTTCAGCTTTTAAACGTGCTATTGCAGTACCAAAATCATTAGCGCTTTTTGCTCCAGATAATGTTTTAGAAACTATGTTATTAACGCCTTTTTCTACTGATTGAATAGCATTTACTTTTATATCTTTTGTTGATAATAAAGCACCAAGCGCTGGTATGCCTGAAAGTTTACCAACAGATTTTGCTAAACCTTCAATAAATGTACCTTCAATTTTAAATTTAGATGCAATATTTAATTCTTTGTTAAATTCTGTTATTGAATTAACTGCCTCACTTATAATGCTGATTACTGAACTAAATACTCCAGAGGTATTGCTACCAATTGAAACTAGCATCTGATCCCAACTATCACCTAAGTTTGAAATCTTGCCAGTTAAGGTTTCAGATATTACTGCCATAGATCCTGATACACCTTCAGCATCACCTAAAGATGTAACGTAGTTTCTAATAGCCTCAGATGATTTATCTACTGTGGTTTGAACTCCTTTAAAGGTAAATATTACCTTGTCCCCGGCATCTTGCGCCCTTACACCAAATTCTTTTAACCTTTCAAACTCTCCTGTTTGCGCATCTAATATTGCTTCAGCTAATTGATCAAAAGACTTGCCGGTACTTGCCGCCAAATCACCTAATCTTCTCATTTCATCGCCAGTAGGCTTAAATCCTTGATTTGCTAACTTTACAAATGAATTAGTTAATTCTTGAACGCTAAATGGAGTTTTAGCTGCAAACTCTTCTATTTCTTTTAGTTTTAAGTTTGCTAAGGCACTAGAT